TTCGTTGCGTAGTTCCTGAGCACCGAAAACAGTGTCTGCAACCAGTAGATCGCCGATGAACTCAAGCTTCTTCTGGGTCTGAACACGTGGGCTCATCTGTTCGGCTAGGACAACTGCTTCCTTGTGGCCGAGGACAGCGATACGAGCGTCGCCAGTGGCGGTCTCGCACAGTGACGTTACGAAGATTTCAACACCGTAGACGTTGCCTAGGCGACCATTGCGGATCACGTTGGCGCTGCCACCCTCACCAACGAACGCTTGCTCAGTAAAGCGAGCAAGGCCCATTAGGGTGTTACGCGAAACAGGTGGGATGATGAGGAAACGGTCGTTCATTGGAACGTCGTTGTCATCAAGCGTCTGGATTACCCGACGAAGTGCAACGTCGGTTAGAGCGGCTTCGTTTGAACCCGAGTAGTCGGTCGAACCATCCGAACCGATAACGGCCTTGTTGTACGCAACCGTACCGTCACCACCCTTGACCTTACGGAACTGCTGAAGGACAACGGTGTCAATCGCGGCGGCTAGGGCATAACCAGCATCTTCCGTGTAGAACTTACGGAGTGATGGGAGGGATTGCATCTCAGCAATATCCTCAATCATGCGGGCGTAGTGCCAGTGTTGGTCAAGAGCGACCACTACACCGGTACCAGTTTCTTGAATAAGAGTTACTGGAGTCTCAGCAGCCTTAGACGTTGCAGCGCCACGAACAGGCTTAGGAACGGTGATTGAGTCACCACGCTTGCCCTTGACGTTCAGCTTCTTGACTAGGTTTGCAGCAACAAGATTCTTCTTGTAGGTTGCAGCAATCTCATCGCTCCAAAGATCAGGAACGAAACCAGCGGTTGCTGCTTCTGACTTGATAATGCTATTGGTTGGGCTAAATTCACCTGCCATTTTTAGTTTCCTTTTTTCTTATAGTTGTTAGACAAAGAAAACTCAGCACTTGATTACCGAACTCGACCCTCCGTATAGGCGCGAGTGATTTCTTCACTCATCATTTCGTAACGGTTTGGATCGTCTTGCATCAACTTAATGATGTCTGCTCGACGATAGATCTTCTTGCCTCCAGACTCCTGAGTAGACGAGCTTGCTCCGGTGGGAACAATGCCTGCCTTCAGTGAAGCCTGTTGAGTAGCTTCTGCCACTTCTTGTCTTGTTTCTGCTCGCTTTGTGTTGATCTGCTTCCATGTGGAAAACAGTTCATCAGCGGCTTCTACGTCATAAGCTTGATCTGCTTGGACTAGGAGATTGGTACGGACTTTTGAACTAGTCACCCATGATTGAAACTCTGGAGTTTGTAGAATCTCCTGAGCGTCTGGGTGCTTCTCCGCGAACATCCTCTTTGCCTTCACTTGTTGCTCTTGAACGTGAGCAGTTCTTAGCTCTTGAAGTGCGGGGTGCTTCTCTAGCAGCTTTGACACTGCTTGTTTTGGATTGGCGAAAAACTCTACTTCGTCAAACTCGTCGGACTGAGTTTCCGTAGATACTTCTTTGACAGGAGCATTTGGTTGCTTCTGCAAAGTGGCCTGAATCACTTGGTCATACGTGCTGCGGAGCGACCCGAGCTCTTGGCTTTGCTTACCAACAAGCTTCTCAGCCTCTTGGTGCATACGAGCAATCTCAACGGTGCTTTTGCCCCGATACTTTTCGGGAAGCTCTTCCGCTTGAGTCTTGACTTCGGGAGTGGGTTTCTCTTCAACTGATTTAACTACTGATTCTAGGTTGTCACCTTCGTTAGGTGCATTTACAAATGTTGCTGCCATGTGGTTGTCCTTCTTCTATTTAAAAGGGCCAGCTAAAAATGGCACGAATATCTCCGAGCGGCTTGTGCCGGTAGTTGTCGCTCAGTTTGTGTGGGAGTTGTGGTTGTCCCGAACGGGCCACAACGGGTGGGGATTACTCCCCGTGAGACAAGGATTTCTTGCGTTCCTGTGCCATCTTCTCGGCACGCTTACGGTCCCATTGCATTGCTGCACCGGGGAAGGAACCAGAGGTCCCCTCAAGTTTGCAGCGTGGGGCTGCTAAAGCCTTAGTTGCTGGTTTTCCACACTCATGACACTCGATTGTCTCGGGAGGTTGGCCCTTGCTGAAAACCTCCGTTGAATGGCCGAGCTCACATACGTAATCATTCACTTTCAACATTGGGGAGCTCCTGTAACTTGGTGTAGACATCTTCAAAGACTTCTCTGAGACCTTCCAGATAGGTGATGTTGTCTACAACCCCTTTGTTGAACCAAAGCTGTTCTAGTGTTGCAATTCCCGTTAGGGTGCTTCTAGCGTCTTTCTGTTCCTTCCAGTCTTCAAGCAGGTACTTCCAACCGGGGGTTTTTAGAGTGGCTAGAATCTCCTCGTAGTATCTTTGTTCTTCAAGTGTCATATGCTGGATGACCTTTCAACGTTTTAGTAGTTTTCTCCTGCGCTGTTCCATGTAGAGCATGACAACTGTTCTGTTGTTTTGACGCTCGATCTCAATCCGCTTTGCTTCCTTGATTGAAAACTCCTTAGCGGCAGTGATAATCGCTGCGATGCTTGCGAGAATCTTCTCGATTCGTTTGCGCTGGAGTTCTGTGTAGGCTTCTTCAAGGAGCTTTCTGAGTTCGTCGGCTGCCTTTTTGAACTCTGAGCTGTCGTAGGTCTCAGGGTCATCCTGTACCCCCTCTAGTAGCTCAATGTAGTACTTGAGTTCAAATGGAACGTGCTTTCTGGGCCGTTCCCGACGTATTGGAATGGACCCACCACCTCTTGTTGGCGGTGGATCTGGAACAACAATTACAACTACGTCACCAAACCACGCTCCGTAGTAGTTTCCGTTCCATTGTCCAAAGTACATGATTAGCTCGCATTGCGGTCTGTAACAACTCTAGTGCCATCTGTATAGGTGGCAGTAATTCGGTCTGTTGTGCCATTGAGACCCTTAAAGGTTGGGTTACCATCCTCAAGTCCGGTTGCATCACCTTGGACAGCGGCAGCAATTAGACGAAGGATTTCAGCGGCGGAAAATCCAGACTCAATAATCTCAGTCCAAGGATTACTTGCTGAACCGGCATCGTTGAGCTTCTCACCCATCGTTCCACTTTGGTTGTAATCGGCTGCTGCGGCGTTCCAAAGGGCAGTAGCTAGTGCCGATGGCGAGAGTTCTTCTGTGGTACTTGAGATGCCTTGCAGAATTCCAATAGCTGTTAGTGTTACGTTATTGGAGGCAACACCTGCTGCTGAACTGAACAGATTTCCTTTGGCTGTGAGTGTTCCTGTAACGGTACAAGAGCCGGGTGCTGTTCCCTCAACCGCTAGGACCGCGTTAATAGCACCTGTTGCGGTAGAGGTTCCAGCTATCGTGCCCTTAAGAGAAATCAGAGTTAGGGTGGCTGTGCTTGATCCTTCTGCTTTCTTGTGTGAAGAAATAGCACCTGCTGTAATAGGAAGAGCAATTGCATGGGGATAGCCATAGCCAGAAGGAATAGACGATAGTTTCCCAAAGGCTCCTACCCGTGAGGGTAGAGACTCATCCCTAAAGTGTGATGTCCAGTGGAATCCTACAGAAGTAACAGGATTTCTATTACTTCCTAGACCATTGCCAAGTAGCATTGGTTAGCCCCAACCAAAGTCCATGTAAGCCATTAGGGGACTGGATACAGCTAGACCACCTGAGTTACCGTTGAAGTACAGCAGGTTCAAGCAAGCATCATCATAAACTCGTGGAAGGCTGGGCAATTGGAATACTAGATTCCGCTCCCCTGCTGCACCGGCAGTTACAACTGGAATGGTGGCAAGTGGGCGGCAAATTACCGCCGATACTTGCTCGGTTGAAGCACCACCATAGGCCGTAGTTAGCTTGTATGCCTGAAGCCGTTGAATACCATAATCACCTCCACCTAGAGGTAGGAAGGGACCATGTGAGTTGGCTGCTGTACCTGAATGAGGAATAGTACTTACCAGTGGAGTGTTAGCAGCGCCAGCTACAAAGGACACAGGAGCACCAAAGGTACGGCCAGTGGTTCCTGCTTGATTGGTGTAGAGGGTTCCGCTAACGGCTGTCTGATCCATTACAGGAGTACCGGAGCTGTTCGAGCCACCCCTTGCTTGCTCTGTAAGATACATACGAAGCCCGGCACCATCCGCATAACGGGTTGGAGTAACCGTGAGCGTATGGGTACCAGAACCAGCATCCGTGTAGGCAACGAAGGTTCCTGCAAGGGCATTAGCGTGACTGGTCGCAAACTTGGAGGTAGTTGACGTCTGGCGCACCATGTAGAAGATGTCGGTAGAGTTCAGGCCCGTGGGCAATGTACCGCCAGAGTTAGTGAACTTGACCGTGGTGTAGTGGTTTGCAGTGCCAAAATCATTGGCGTGAGTTGCCAGCAGACCAGAAGAGCTAGTAGCTGAAAACGTATTGCTGTTAATCAGTGTCTGCTGCAATGTGGAGAGGTTGCTAATGAGCGGGTAGTACATGACCACATCTACCAGCATGAACAGACCGGGAACTGAGGTAGCAACTGAGCTAAAGGCACCCATGTTGATAATATGCTTGGTGTCCACGCTTACGTTTCCACCATGATAAATACCCCACGAAGCACCTAGGGCTGCACCACCATTCTTATCTGTGGGAGTCTGGGCAACTAGGGTAGTACCGGGCCATGTATTAGCCACTGGATAGCCAGCCAGAACTGACAGGTCGTTCCATGAGCCGGTACGCCATACAGCGGTAGCGGCAGATTGCTTGTTGTAGTCTGCTCTCCAACCTTTGCCAGAGGTCAGCTCTGCTGTCATATCATCAAGTGATGTATAGCTCATATTGTTAGTTCCATATAAAAGTTAGTTCTGCCATTGTGTTTGTTGGCGACGCTGAGACAGTTGCGCGATAGATCATTGAGATGTATGCCCCATCTTCTACTTCTTTAGGAGCAAGGCGTTCTCTAATAAAATCGACCTCTACCGGGACACCGGGAGTACCTGTCTCTGCAATGGAGACAACACCTAATGGTTTAACAATAACAGCCGCAAAGATTCCACCAACACCTATATCAAAGTCAAAAGATACAATTCTCTTGATTCCTGTGGGGCACTCGATGTAAGGAGAGGGAGTAGTAGCTGTTACTACAGCATCAGGTTGATTGGTTAGTAATGTGCCAGCAGGTGCAACGTGCTGAGTCGAAATACCTGTAATGGTCTGTGTAGTGTCATTTGAATCTACATAGACAATTGTTGTACTACCAGAAGCAGACAAGCCGGCTCCTTGACTTACTAACATGATCTTGCAACCTACACCGTTATAGCGTGTTGTACTATGGTTGCTAAGAGGAAGCATTGTCTGAAAACCACCATCACCATCAACGAACGGGTAGTAACAAACGATGTCATGTATGTAGGCGGTTAAGAGCCCTACTGACGTTGAGGGTGGTACAAGAAGGACTTTGTGTAGGTATTTCTTGTAGGTGGGATTTACATCTGGGCCGTGAAGAATCCCATCATTGGCAGATAGTGTTGCTTTTGTTATAGGAGTGGCTGCATAGAAGTTAGCTGAGGGAATGCCTGCTGCATAGCTAAAGTCTTGCCAATATCCTGCGACACTTGCTGGTCCCGCCCGTCGCATAAGACCGGTATGAAATCTTCCGGCCTCATAAGCGTCTGCGACATCAGATATTGTTCTTAGAGTCATTAGTCTTCAGTTACTTCAAGGTCACCTGCTGCGTACTGAGGCTGAATACCCGAAGACACAATCAGGGGTGATGTGAGTGATCCTGAATACAGAAGCTTTCCGGCACCGGCCGAAGATGCACCTACACCAAAATGAGTTAGTGTTGCACCAGTTACTCCGCAGGCAGCGAACTGAACCAGAGCGGCATTAACAACGCTGTTTCCTGTAACGGTCCAACCGCCAACAGTACGAGGTACGGCCACGCGAACATAGTTGGTGTAAGACGTCTCGTTAGTGGTTTGGCTACCAGCTTCACCGGGATCTCCTGTATGCAGTGACACATAGAGGCTACCGTCAACGCCAGAGCCAACAATTCCGGTTGCATCTCCAACTAGCGACAGAGTGTCATTATTGAAGACTAGAAGTAGTAGTTCGTTTTCAAAGGTGTTACTTTTGCTCATTGAGTTTCTCCATTAGGGGCTGTGGGGATCTTAGGTCTTGCTGCAATCGGTCTCCCAAGTTCGTCATAATCAAACACAACCTCTGTTGTTGCCTCATTTAGGGCGCTTTCTAGTTGTCTGATACGACTATCTTTTACGTCAGCGGAAGTCATCTGAAGTGTCGTAATTTTCTCGTTTGATTCTCTGTCTAGGCGCTTTTCCTGAATCTCTGCTTCTTTGAGAGCCAGTTGGGCCAGCTTGTAACGCTTTTCAAACTCGGCCGCTTGATCCTTTTCGTCAACCGCGTAGAGGCCCTTAGTTGCAATACGGAGGGCTTCAAGCTGGTTGTCTGTAGCAACACCCTTGGCTTCTTCTTCAAGCTTGGCAGCTTCTGCTGTGAGCTTGCGGATCTTGGCTTGTGTCTCAAGTAGCTCAAGTTGGTCCTTGGCTTGCTGTAGGGGAGTTACTTCCTGTGGCTGACCTTGCGCCTGCATAGCAGCCTGTATCTGTGCCATAGCCATCTGATCTGCCTGATTGATCTGCTGAATTACCTGATCGCGGTTAGCAATCGAGGTATTACCAACGATGCCCTTTAGGATTGCCCGATGCTCTGGACTATTGGGAGTCATGGTGGATAGGAGTGCAGTCAGTTGTGAGGTTTCATACTCACGCTGCATGATTCCCATTGTTGAAGCAGGAACAAATTGGAGAGGGATAGCCGGATAACGCTTTGGCTGGTACTGCATGTTTCGGTAAGTAACCTTCTCGATGGCTGGCATCAGGAAACGGTCAATGAAGTGAATCATCGTGCGCTTGTAACGCTTGATGATCGGACCCATTGCCATTGACATAGCCCCTGTGCGTGCATCACCGGCACCTTGAGCCATACCAGTTCCATTTACTGAGCCGGTGGCTTGCTGAACCATCTGCTGAAGAGCAGCGGCGTTCTGCCAGTGGTTAGGATCTAGCTGACCAAACTTGAATGGCTGGAGAATCTCCGAAGGATTACCGTTCGTTAAAACCGACTTTCCGGGAGCAATCTCAAACTTAAATCCGCGAGGTAGGCGGGAAGCATCCATGCCCATCATCGGAATTGTGGTCAGTGCAAGAGTGTCTAGGCGAGCACGAATTTCTGCATCGAGAATCTTCTGTGAGTTAATGCCTTTCTCACAGATACCGCGACCAAAGAACTTGCCCGGAATAACATCCCACGGGAACGCCACAATTGGGCGATCCTTCATAATGTAGGGGTTCTCCTCAGCCTTGAGGACAGAGCACTGGTTAGCAACCACAACGATTGCTTCAACCATTTCCTCTGGACCTTCTTGTTCTTCAGTCTTTCCCTCACCGAACAGGTCTACAACCTGCTCATTTGGCGTCTTAGGGAACAACAGGCGCTTGGGAACCATGCCGTAGTAGCGAACCACATGAACGCGGTCCTGCTCATACTCGGTGGCGTTACCAATCTTGTCTTTATCAAGCTCATCATCAGTGGAGGCAGCACCTCCGACCTCAATATCACGGAAGGCTCCAGAAAGCTGACCAGCAGAGACGATATGGTCTCCTAGGTACTCCTCGACCATGACACCAAGAGCCTCATCAACGGTCTTGGCATTGGGATCAATGATGAAGTTCCGTGGATTGACTGAACGGAGGGCTGCATAGGGGACTGTGACCGTCTTGGAGCTAACAATCCCTGTGGTCGGGTCCTGTTGGGGAACTTTAATCTCAAATTCTTTGACAACGATCTCACCAATACCTGTTCCATATACAGCCGAGTTCAGAATGCACTCAGCAGCGTTGGTAGCGAAGTCTGTACGGCCTAAGTCTTCCTTCAGGTTGCCCCGAACAGTGTCCAGAACAGCGGCAGAGATCTCAGTACGCTGGAATGGTGCCTTTAGGTCGAAGTAATCACCACGGCCAAAGGTTGCCTCTTCAATTTCAGCAGCACCATTCTCTACGGCTTCCGAAAGAGCAGGGGATACGATCTTTGACCGCTCAGAATCCCGCATACGCTCTGCGGAGGACCATTCACCACGCCATAGACGCTCATATGAATCCCACTTCTCGGAGTAGTTGGATACACGCCAGCTACGCCATGCGGAATACTTCTCAACAATCCACTCTGCTAGAGGTTTAAAGGAATCTTCTGGCTTCTGGTCATCTTGACCAAAGCCGTAATCCTCTTCTTGTGCCTGTAGTTTGGCTGAAGTTGCATTTACATATGCCATTATTCTTATTTTCCTGTCAGTAACCGGCCACCGGATCGAGGATATCGGCGTAACTTGTCTCAAAGTCTCCGAAGTCGAAGGTTGAGTTGTTTGCTAGTTGTTCGATGTAAGCAAGAGCGTCAACTAAGTCATCATGGACTGTCTTAGAGGGGAAATTAATCAACTGATCCTCTAGTTCCTTGATGAACTGACCCTCTTCGTTGAAGGTGATGCGGCCATGCTCCATCCGGCCCTGTAGTGCCCAAACAATTCTGTCTGTTTTGGCCTTGTTTCCGTGGGAAAGCTCATGAACGTGGAACAGCGTCTTGTGCCGAAACATCGCTTCGTGCAAATACTGTTCAACTGCGTTCTTTAGAGCACCCTTTTCAATACCCACTGCCCGGGGTTCATACTTCTGGGCAAGTAGAACTATCTGTTCTGCGGTCTCCTTAGTACCCCAACGACCGTGAACAATGTCTTTGACCCACCAACCGTAATCACCAGCCTTGACAATTGCTATTGCTGATTCATCTAGGCGGACTTTCTTGAGATTGGCAACGTTCTCCATGTTCTCAAAGCCCGCCAAGTCAACCGCCATGTAGTACTCACCGTCTTTGGGCTCAGGCTCATACTTGAACCACCCACGGAGAAAGACGTTGTTACCACCAGACTCAAAAGAACCCTCATATTCCTGACGGAATGCACTTGAAGACATCCGTAGACGAGCACTTTCAATCTCTTTACGTGGGATGTAGGGGTTATCTGAGGTTGTAAATTCCCAGACTTTCCATTCACCTGTGGTATCTGTCTTAGCGTCTTGAACCATCGTGTAGAAATGGTTCCGGCCAGCAGGAGATCCAACGTGGAGAGCAGTTCCACCACCATATAAGGTGGCGTCAGACAGTGAAGGAGAGACAATGATTTCCCATACTTCGGGTTTCATGTCTTTCCACTCATCCATTACAACGTGCCAAAGACCAGCACCCCGTAGGGAATCTGGTCTATCAGCACCTTTGATGTGAATCTCAACGCCTGTGTCTAGTTCTACGAGACCCAGATTGACGTTTGAGGACTTGAGGACTGGTTGTGCTAGTTCTAGAAGGCGCTTCCAGTAGATTGTGCGGGCTTGTGGAAACGTCGGACACACAATGAACACAGGCATCTTCTGGACATTTCTCTCATCCAGAGCCTTAATTACTGCATCTGCTACTGCTAACCAAGACTTCCCAAATCGACGACCAGTTACAGCGACCTTAAAGCGAGTTGTATCTTGAAAGATCTCTAGCTGTTTGGGATGGAGGGAGATGTTGAGAGTCTTTTCACCAATCATTTTTGGTGAAGGCCATGCATAATATGAACTACGGCCTCATTAATAGGGATCATCAGGGAAATGCC